AACAAAATTTAGAGAAAAAATTGGTTGATGAGACCATTGCTGACTTTGAAGAGCGTGCGAAAGAGAGAAAAAGCTTCGATAATCAATGGCAGCTTAATATGAATTTTTATATGGGAAACCAATATTGTGATGTGGGTTATGGCGGATTTGTCAGAGAAGTGGACAAACAATTTTTCTGGCAAGAGAGAGAAGTTTATAATCATATTGCACCAGTGATTGATATAAGGCTTGCAAAGCTTTCAAAAATCAAGCCTAAAATCACAATTGTTCCTGCCACAAATGATGAAGAAGATATTTATACCGCAAAGGTAGGAAAGAAAATTTTGTCATCAGTTTCAAGCAAGATGAATTTGACCGCGAAAATCAATCAAGCCACAAAGTGGAGTGAAATTTGCGGAACAAGTTTTTATAAAATCTCATGGAATTCAAATCTTGGACAGGTTGTTGCACTTGAAGATGATGGCAAAAAGCTCAAAACGGGAGATGTGGACATTTCGGTTTGTTCGCCATTTGAGATTTATCCAGATTCTTCAACAAGAGAAAGTTTGGAAGATTGTCAAAGCATCATTCATGCAAGAGCTTATGGAATAGACCAAATCAGGCAAATGTATGGGGTTGAGGTTAAGGGAAAAGACATAAATGTCTATTCGCTTGATTTTGCAAGTATAGGTGGACTTGGGCTGAATGGACTTGCCACAAAGCTAGTCGAAACGACAAGAAAAGATAGTGCAATTGTTTTGGAAAAGTATGTAAGACCAAATGAACAATACCCTGATGGAAGACTGATAATTGTTGCGGGTGACAAACTTGTATATGACGGAGATTTGCCTTATGAAAACGGCGTGGATGGAAAAAGAGAATTTCCATTTGTCAGACAAATTTGCAACGAGATCGTTGGCTCTTTCTGGGGCGAAAGTATCATTGAAAGACTTATTCCAATTCAAAGGTCTTATAACGCAGTGAGAAATCGCAGGCACGAGTTTTTAAATAGGTTGTCAATGGGCATTTTGACTGTTGAGGATGGAAGTATTGATGTCGAAAACCTTGAAGAAGAAGGACTTGCACCTGGAAAAATTTTGGTTTATCGACAAGGCGCAAACACTCCAAAATTTTTGGGTGGCGAAGATGTGCCGGATGATTTTAAGGAAGAAGAAGACAGGCTGATTGAAGAGTTTTCTTCAATAAGTGGCACAAATGCTTTTGGAAATCTTGATTCGATGACGAGAAGCATGAGTGGTGTTGCGCTTGAGATTTTGATAGATGAAAATGAATCTAGGCTCAAATTTACTACTGACAGCATAAAGAGTGCAATTAAGACTGTTGCGAAGCATATTTTGAGACTTTATAAAGAATTTGCAAACTTTCCAAGGCTTGTAAAAATGGTCGGAGAGAATGGAAAACTTGATGTTTTCTATTTTCAAGGGAGTGATATTTCTAGTGATGATGTTCAATTTGAAACTGAAAACGAAAACAATGATACGATTTCACAAAGAAGAGATATGATTTTTACACTTTTGGACAAGGGTCTTTTGCAGGATGAAAGCGGAAATGTTTCGAACAGTATGAAAGCAAAAATCATGGAAAATGTCGGATTTGGAGTTTGGGAAAATGCTGTTGATTTGACTGATTTGCACATAAAAAATGCGGACGCGGAAAACCAAAAACTTTCAAAAGGTGCTGAAATTGAGATAAAAGAAATTGATGATGATGAGATACATTTGAATCGTCACATATCTTTTATGCTTAAGGAGATTTATGCAAACGAAGTTGACCCAAAAATCGAAGAAAACTTTTTGAAGCATATTAGGCTTCACAAACAAAGAAAAGGAGAATAAATATGGAAGAAAATGAAGATTTGATGGAACAATCACAGGCGGTCCAATCTGATTTTTTAGACGACAAGAGTGACTCCATCACAGAAAATTTGGCAGAGCAAAATGATGCTGAAAAGGTCGAAGCTGAAAGGGGCGTTCCCACAAAAAAATTTAAGAGTGTAGAGGACCTTGAGAAGGCATATGAGAGTTTGCAAGCTGAATTTACAAGAAAATGCCAGAGACTTTCAGAACTTGAGAAGAAAGACAAAACTGCTGATGCACTTCCGAAAATTGAAAGAAATTTGGATGAAGAGTTTAAGCTGTTCCTTTTGGACAATCAAGAAGCGTTTTCTTATGCAGACGAAATCAAAAAGCGTGTAGAAAATGATGAAAGACTCAAATATGAAAGTTCACCTTTTGAAAAAGTTTGGGCAGATATATTGTTGAAAAAATTTAGTGACCCAAATAGAGCCAAAGATGAATTTGTTAAAAATCTTATCTTGAAAGATAACGATTTGAAAACTATGGTCGTTGAGGACTATATGAAAGATTTGAAAGAAGCCAAGGCACCATTTGTCTTTTCTGCGAGTGAGGGCGAACGCGTGACTAAGCCGGCGTCACCAAAGCCAGACTCTTTTGAACAGGCAAAACAGGTGGTGCTTGACTTGCTTTCATAGAAAAGGAGAAAAATAAAATGGTGACATTATCTAGTGCAGAAAATGTGCTTAAGGATGTTTATTTGGGAGTGATTGCTGACCAAATTAACACAAAAACAAATCCTCTCTTTAGCAGAATAAAGAGAAGTTCTAGAAACATTGTGGGCAAAGAAGTAAGAGTTGTTGCTCCAATAGGTATCAATGGTGGAATAATGGCAGGTGCCGAAAATTCTACTCTTCCTGATGGAGTGGCTACACCATATCTTTCTTTTGTAGCTCCACTTAAAAACCTTTATGGAAAATTTGAAATTAGTGACAAGGCAATAAGATGTTCTTCATCTGATGTAAACTCTTTTGTAAACCTTCTTCAAGATGGAATGGACAGCCTTTTGAAGGCAAGCATTTTCAACCTTTCTAGAATGATTTATGGAGATGGAAGCGGATGCCTTGCGACAGCAACAGTTTCTTCAAATACAATAACTGTTGACAATGTTGACGCTATTGTTCCGGGAATGTATGTTGATGTTTATAATGGAACAACTGCTGTTGCTACAAACATTTTGGTGACTGATGTAAACAAATCTACAAAAGTTGTCACACTTGCTCAAACAGCAAGCGCTCTTTCAATTGTGACAGGATACAAATTTTATGTTCAAGGTTCGAAAGGAAACGAAATAACAGGTCTTAAAGGGATTGCATCAAACACATCTCTTTATGGAATCACAAGATCAAGTTATCCAATTTTGGATGCAAAAAATTATACTGCAGCAGAAACTGATGCTTTTGATGAAGATTATGTTCAATCAATTATTGACGATCTTGAATCAGCAGGCACTGCAGTAAACTTTATCAATACTTCTTATGCACTTAAGAGATTGTATCAAAAATATCTTACTATCTATAAGAAAAATATTGAATATACAACTCTTGAAGACGGAATGAAAGTGTTGACACACTTTGGAATTCCTATTGTGCCTACAAATCATCTTGCTGATGGCGAAGCTTATTTCCTTAACACAGATGACTTTACTTTCTATGAACTTGGGGATTGGAGTTGGCTTGAAGATGAAGCTGGAAGAATTTTGAAACAAATTCCTACAAAACCTGCTTATGCTGCAACACTTTGCAAGTATACTGAGCTCATTTGTCAAAAACCAAATGGCGTAGGACATGTGACAGGACTTCCAACTTCAGTTATTGAAGAATCTTCTTCAGAGCCAGCTGCTGAAGGTGAAGGCGCAAATGGCCAAGAGTAATTTTAAAATTTGCACTTTTTAATCGGAGAAAACTGTATGAAAAGGTCTTTTGAAATTGAAAGTGATTGTCTTGATATAATTTCAAGAATCAAGTCTATTGATAATGATTATTTTGTCATGTACAACCCTGACAAAGACAAGTTTGAACTTCACAGCCATGCTCAAGCCAAAAACACTTATTGTTTGACATTTCCATTTGAAACTCTTGATGAGCGGGCTTATTTTCACACTTTGAAAACAAGGGTGCAAAATTGTGATGAAATATTTGAAAGGATAGATGAAGAAAATAGAAAATTGGAACAAGCGCAAATCAAACATGTTTTGAAAGACTTTGAGGAGAAAATGTATGACAGTTATTGATATCTTAAAGTTGGTTTGTGAGTATGTTGGAGAAAAAGGAATTTGCGAAAAGCTAAAAAACGAAGATGAACTTACGGATGCGGAAGAAGCAAAACTTTCACAAATGCTTGATGCTTTGAATGTAGTTAGACAATCAATTGCCTGTGATTATGTGCCGTTTGTTTTTAAAGAAGACATAAATGTTTCTGATGGGGTGTTGGCTTTTGATACCCTTTCAAAAACGGTTATCCATATTTTTGAAGTTAAAAACAAATTGGGATTTAATCTGAGATTTAAAACATATCCAAATTTTATTGAAATCTTTGGAAATGGAAAGACGATTGTTTATAGTTATTTGCCTGAAGATTTGACACTTTCTAGCGAAGTGCCAATTTTGAATGGCATTTCGGCAAGCATTTATGCTTTTGGCACGGCTGCTGAATATTTGGGCATGGAAGGCATAAATGGAGAAGAAGTGGATTATTTTGATGAGAGATTTAAATCTGCTTTGTTTGCTTTGTCAGGCAAGCGTGGTGTTTTTAAATTGCCGCAAAGGACTTGGCGATGAGTTTTAGGACAATAAAACATTATAAAAAGTCGAAAGAGCGAAATATCGTTTTTTCGATTTTTTCAAATGGCTTAGTTTCGGACAAAGATGAGCAAATGACAAATCCTGCTGAATGTAAAAGTGTTTATAATCTAAGCCTTTCGGGCGGAGCCTTAAAAACGGGGCTTGGATTTAGAGAATTGAAAATTCCAGCTTCAGAATCTGACACAGTAATGCATGGTCTGGTGTTTGTCAATACGATAACATCACTTCACGGTATGTGGCTTAATAGATTTTGGAGTAGAACAAGAGGAAAATTTAGTTTTCAATTGATGTTTTTGGATCAGTTGTATCGCGTTTGGGTTGTGCCCATTTTTGATGCTTACAATGGTCAAATGTGGTCAAGAGAGGGCAATATGTCAAACATTTCTGCCCCACCATCAAACGTTTTGAACATTTGTACTGAATCTGAAGATTCATTTATATTTTTTACACCAGAAGGAATGTCATGGCTTGGCACAAGCAGTGAAGGGTTTTATCAGAATGTTCCACAATTTATTTCTTCTGCAGTTCATTATGGCAAATTTTTTGGAATCGAAAACTCAACACACCAACCTTTGGTTTATACCTCAAATTTGAATCTTAAAGAGTGGAGTAGTGAAGATCGTGTAAATATAGAATTTGTTGATGACAGGGGTGCCTCAATAAAAGTTGTTGCTTTTAATGATTATGTATATATATTCAGAGAAAGGGGCATAACCAGAATTTCGATTTATTCTTCAAAAGATGATTTTTCTTATACCCATCTTTATACTTCTTCTTCAAGAATTTTTGAAAAATCAATTTGTGTTTGTGGCGACAAGGTTTTGTTTATGACGAGAGATGGACTTTATGCCTTCAATGGCAATTCTGTGAAAAAGATTTGTGAAAATTTTGATAAATATTTTCTTGCACTTAACAACAAAAATTGTGAGAGTGCTTGTTTAAATGGAAAGTATTATTTTGCATCAAAATGCAATTTTGGAGATGGCAATCAAGTGGGATGCGAAAGTGGAACTTATACAAATAATGTTGTTTTTGAAGTGGATGTTTCTACTTTTGATGTGAATGTCATAAGGGGTGTAGATGTGAAGATGTTTACACCTATTGATACTTCTTATATGTCTGTCTTGGCTGTCGTTTTTAACAATGCAAATGCTTTGACGATTGGACAGCTTGATCACAGTGGCAAAATTTTGACGCAAAGTACTGCTAAATCTTGGGAGTCATTTGTCTCTGACCTTGGTTTTCAGGGAAAACGAAAGCGTGTCAAAGAAATTGTTTTGACTACGCTTTATCCTTGTCAACTTACGATAAAATCGGATGAAGAGACAAAAACACTTTCAATTTTGGGCGGTGAAAACGAGCAACACATTCCTGCAAATTTATTTGGCAGAAATTTCTCTTTTAAGTTTTCTACAACAGAGGCAAATTGTGAGATAAGAAAGCCAATGATAGTGTTTGATGTTGAGGACTAAATGGACATTTGGAAAGAGATAATAAGCATTGTTGTCAGCAATGGTGTCTTTGCAATTTTGTTTGTTTGGCTGTTTTGTTATCAACTTAAAGATAGCTCAAAACGGGAGACGAAATATCAACAAACTATCGAACAGCTGACCTATCATCTGAAAGTTTTGGATGATGTAAAAAAGGACTTGACTGATATAAAAGACATTTTGATTGAGGAGCAAGAATATGAAGAAAATCTTTGAAAAAATGAAAACTTATAGTTTTTGGGTCAGCCTTTCTGGGGCAGTTGTTGTTTTGGTGACAGCACTTTCGAAGGCGTTTGGATTTTCAGTTGAGAATCAGGTGATTGAAGATATAATTATGTCAATTGCTGGCGTTTTGGTTGTGCTTGGGATTGTCACAATGCCTATTGAAGAAAACAAAGAGAAAAAAGATCAAAAAGATGAAAAAAATGACAATGAAGAAGAGAATAAATAA